ATCAACTTCAAGGTCTTTATACATATCAACTTAAGTGCGAACTGTTTAGATATGAGGATGAACTTATTGACACTGATATTGATGAAATAGATGGTCTTGTTAGTGGTACTGATTCAGTTGATGGAGATAAAAATCCTATTGGAAATGTGTTTAATTTAACAATGGTTGGTGCGGGAGTCACTGCAACCGCATTGGCATCAGTAGTTAATGGTGGAGTTAGATATATTCAAGTTACTAATAGAGGTGGGGGATACACTATTACCCCAACTGTTGGAATATCATCCTCACCGCCAGGAGGAAAAACTGCAGTTGCAGTTGCATTAATGATTGATGATATTGTTGTATGTAACCAAAATGTTTCACCAAATGCATCTTCGGTACAAAGTGTAGAGATTACAAACCCCGGATTTGGATATACAGTTGCCCCTGGAGTAAGATTTATAGGTGGTGGTGGAAAAGGAGCTACTGGTATCGCTTCCATAGGAAGTGGTGTTGTTGGAATAATTACAGTAACTAATGGTGGTTCTGGTTATATAACTCCACCAACGATTACGTTCACTGGAGTTTCTACAGTATCTGCGGCAGCGACAGCAGTTGTTTCTACAGGAGGCTCAATTACTTCCATTCGCATCACTAACGCAGGTGCAGGATATACAATTGCTCCTACAATCACGATAGGAAATCCAATCCTAACGTCTACAGGAAACTTTGTTTTAAATGAAGTTGTTGTTGGTTCATCAAGTAGTACAACTGCAAGAGTAAAATCTTGGAACTCTACGACCAGAGTTCTTCAAGTATCTCAAATTACCGGTAAGTTCACTGTCGGAGAGAACATAGTAGGATCTGCATCTAGTGCATCGTACTATTTAAAGACAGTTGATGATTATGTTAGAATTGCAGATGATGGGTATGCTGCAAATAATGAGATTGAGGACGAGGCAGATCAAATTATAGACTTCAGTGAAGTTAATCCATTTGGAATGCCATAAAGAGATAAATAGTCTTCAACAGATTGTTAAATAGTAATACCACAACTCAGTATCATGTTTGAATATTTTTACAACGAAATATTAAGAAGGACTGTAATTTCTTTTGGTTCTTTATTTAATAATATAGAAATTAGACATACAAATAATTCAGACCAGGTAGTTAGTGTAATTAAAGTTCCTTTGGCATATGGGCCAACTCAAAAATTCCTTGCAAGATTAAACCAATCACCAAATCTCAATAAACCAGTTCAAATTACATTACCAAGAATGTCATTTGAATTTACTGGATTAACATATGATTCGACTAGAAAATCCACAACTACTCAATATTTTACTGAAAAATCAGCACAAGATGGGACTGAAATTAAAAAGGCATATTTACCCGTCCCATATAATATGCAATTTGAATTAAGTATTATGTCAAAACTCAATGACGATGCACTTCAAATTGTAGAGCAAATTTTACCATACTTTCAACCAGCATACACTATGACAGTTAATCTGGTTGATACGATTAATGAAAAAAGAGATATTCCTGTAATTCTTGAGAATATTACGATGCAGGATGATTATGAGGGTGATTTTAATACAAGAAGGGTTTTGATTTATACACTAAGATTTACTGCAAAAACATATCTATTTGGACCACTTTCCTCCGCAACCAAGGATATTATCAAAAAGTCTTCTGTTGGATATATTGCTGGAGATTATACAACAACTCCATCTAGAGATATTGTATATTCTGCGGAACCTAGAGCTATTAGAAATTATACTGGAACTATTTTAACAAACTTAACTAATGATATTGGAACTGGAGATTTTGTAATTGAAGTAAATAATGCATCTTCAATCTCGGTCGATACTTATATTGACTTGGAAGGAGAAGAGTTGTATGTCAAAGCAAAATCTGGCAATACAATAACGGTGGAAAGAGGAAAAGATAATACAACTATAACTTCACATCTAGCAGGAGCTCCTATTAAATCAATTACTGATGCAGATAATGCTCTAGTAGAAGAAGGAGATGATTTTGGATTCAGTGGTAGTGTAGCATGAAAATGACAAAAAAATTCGACAAGTTGAACGATGCTTTCAATGTTGATAGTGAAATAGTACCTATTGACAATAAATCCGAAGTAGAGAAGTTTGAAAAAATATCTTCAGCAATGGATGATGTTAAAAAGGATTATGAATATACGAGAGGAAACTTATATTCAATCATAGAAAAAGGTCAAGAGGCAATCAACGGAATTTTAGAATTAGCACAAGAAAGTGAAATGCCAAGGGCATATGAAGTTGCGGGTCAGTTGATTAAGAATGTTGCAGATGCTACCGATAAGTTAATGGATCTTCAAAAGAAACTTAAAGATATTGAAGAGGAAAAGATTGGTAAAGGTCCAACTACAGTAAATAATGCTCTTTTTGTAGGTTCAACTGCAGAACTAGCGAAACTATTGAAGCAGCAGACTCAGGGAGATTTATAATAATAAATATAAAAAGATGTTCTGCAGTTAAATGCCAAAATTGAAGTCCTATAAAACGGTTGAACAAATTGCAAAGAAGCATCGTCTTGATGTTTCTTTCATACAGAAGCAACTTGATATGGGAGAACCTATTGAGCATGAACATACAAGAGATCATGAACTTGCAATGGATATTGCTCTTCAACATCTAGATGAAATACCAGACTATTACACTCGTCTGAAAAAAATGGAGGCAGATGCTAAAAAGCATCATAAAAAATTTAAAGATGTAAAGGAAGAAACTAAATCCGGTGATGAAGGTTTGCATGATTGGTTTGGCAAGTCAAAGTCATCTGACAATAAAAAGGGGTGGGTTCAACTTGGCGGAAAATGGGCAGGTAAACCATGCGCTCGCCAACCCGGACAAACTTCCACTCCAAAGTGCGGAAGTTCTAAAATGAAAAGGTCACTTTCGGCAGGTGAGGAAGAAGCAGCAAGACGTAGAAAGAATATTCAAGACCCAAATCAACCACAGAAATCTAGTGGGGCAAAACCAACAAATGTTAGAACTGAAGAAATGGACTTACAAGAAGTAAAGGACAAACCAGGTAAAGGTAGTGGCGAAAAGGATGCTTGCTACAATAAAGTAAAGTCAAGATACTCCGTCTGGCCTAGTGCATATGCATCTGGGGCACTTGTGAAATGTCGCAAAGTTGGTGCTGCAAACTGGGGAACCAAATCGGAGGAAATCGTGAAAGAAGAAGAAAGATATTGCCCACTGTGCGATAAAAGAGAGTCAAGATCTCAGTGTTCATATGGAGAGAAGGCATGGGACAAGGTTTCTGTTAAGGATGAAGAATACTCTATGGCTCGTGGAGAACTCCAAACTATTACGAATGCTGTGAAAAGATTGCAAGCAAAAGTTGGAAAGGGTGAGGGAAATATTGAGGCATGGGTCCAATCAAAGATTACAAAGGCAGCAGATTATATTGACACTGCAGCAGATTACCTTGATAGTGGAGAGCATGAAGTTGATGAGGATTGTTGGTCTGGGTATAAGCAAGTTGGAATGAAAAAGAAGGGTAAAAAAGCAGTTCCAAATTGTGTACCAGAACAAACAATAGAAGACTTAAATGGGAAAACTTTCATTGAAGTTATGGATGTAATTAAACCAGATCCAATCAAAGGATTTAAATCTCAAATGAATGAGGCAACAAGACTCCAATCTCAAACTGGGAATGTCATTGCAGCAACTCTTTCCTGGAGAGGAAAATATTATTCACTTAAAATGTTTTTCCCCCAAGTGAAGACCCCATCCAGAAAAGAAATCAATGATGAAATTCAAAAAGTTTATCCAGGTTCGATAGTTGTACATCATGCTGTTTCAGAAATTCAACCAGGACAACCACTTATTCAGACTTTTGGACCTCAGGGGGGCAGTGTCGCCAAACTAGGACCAAATAGAAATTATGTAAGACCAATGGGCGAAGAAGTTGAAATTGATGAAGATTGGCAGAAAGTAAATCGCAAAGATAAAACTGATGGATTAAGTCCAGCGGCAGTTAAAGCATATCGTAGGGAAAATCCAGGTTCAAAACTTCAAACTGCAGTAACAGAAAAAAATCCAGAGGGTAAAAGAGCAAACCGCCGCAAGTCTTTTTGTAGTCGTATGTCTGGAATGAAAAAAAGACTCACATCCGCAGAAACTGCAAGAGATCCTGATTCAAGAATTAATAAAGCACTTCGTCGTTGGAACTGTAATTAATAAGTAGGTTTTATTATGTCAAATGATGTTTATCTTGGTAATCCGCTTTTAAAAAAAGCGAATACACCTATCGAATTTACTCAAGAACAGATTCTTGAATTTGTAAGATGTAAAGACGACCCAGTTTACTTTGCAAATAATTATGTAAAAATTGTAACCTTGGATCATGGTCTTCAAACATTCAAACCATATCATTTTCAAGAGAAGTTAATTAATAATTTCCACAATCATAGATTTAATATCTGCAAGATGCCACGACAGACTGGCAAATCAACAACTGTCGTATCTTTTCTATTACATTATGCAGTTTTTAATGATAATGTGAATATTGGTATTCTTGCAAACAAAGCAGCAACAGCAAGAGAGCTCTTAGACAGACTGCAAACTGCTTATGAAAATCTACCGAAGTGGATGCAACAAGGAATCATATCCTGGAACAAAGGTTCCTTGGAATTGGAGAATGGAAGTAAAATCTTGGCTGCTTCTACTTCTGCTTCTGCAGTTCGTGGTATGTCATTCAATATTCTATTTTTGGACGAATTTGCGTTCGTTCCCAATCACATTGCAGACTCATTCTTTGCATCAGTTTATCCAACAATTACTTCAGGTAAACAAACCAAAGTTATAATTGTTTCTACTCCACACGGTATGAATCATTTCTACCGAATGTGGCACGATGCAGAAAAAGGTAAAAATGAATACGTCTTCACGGACGTTCATTGGAGTGAAGTACCAGGAAGAGATGAGGAGTGGAAAAAGCAAACAATTGCAAACACTTCCGATCAACAATTCAAGGTTGAGTTTGAATGTGAATTCTTAGGTTCTGTTGATACTCTTATTGCACCATCTAAACTCAGAACCCTCGTATACGATGCCCCCAAGACCCGTAGCGCGGGTTTGGACGTTTATGTGGATCCTGAGGAGAATCATGATTACCTCATCACTGTAGACGTTGCTAGAGGTGTTGGGAATGATTACTCCGCATTTACTATTATTGATATAACACAATTCCCACATAGAGTAGTTGCGAAGTATAGAAACAATGAAATTAAACCTATGCTTTTTCCAAGCATAATTCATGAGGCAGCAACAGCATACAATAATGCTTATATTTTATGTGAGGTAAATGATGTTGGAGATCAAGTAGCAAGTATTCTTCAATATGACTTGGAATATAATAATCTTCTCATGTGTTCTATGAGAGGTAGAGCAGGTCAGATTGTCGGTCAGGGATTTTCAGGAAAGAAAACCCAACTTGGCGTTAAGATGTCTAAGACTGTGAAAAAAGTTGGATGCTTAAATCTCAAGACAATGATTGAAGAAAGTAAACTCTTTCTCAATGATTATGAAATCATTTCAGAACTTACAACATTCATTCAAAAACATAACTCCTTTGAGGCTGAAGAAGGATGTAATGACGACCTTGCAATGTGTTTAGTAATATATGCATGGTTGGTGGCGCAAGATTATTTTAAAGAACTTACCGATCAGGATGTAAGAAAAAGATTATACGAAGAACAAAAAAACCAAATAGAACAGGATATGTCTCCATTTGGTTTTATTAATGATGGTATAGATGAGACAAGTTTTACTGATAGTGATGGGGATAGATGGTATGTGGATGAATATGGAGATCGTGCTTATATGTGGGAATACTTATCCTAATGGAACTAGATAAACAAATAAGGTTAGGTCATCTTTTACTTGCTGATAGAAAATGCAGAGTATGTGGGGAGATTAAAAACTTAATTGGAGAGTTTTATAGAACCCGCAAAGTTCCTCCCACGTAAAGTAAGTTTTTAATAAATAATTTTTAGTTAACTGAGATTACGGAGAAAAACATGGCGACTCCTCAATTATCTCCCGGTGTACTTGTAAGGGAGGTTGATCTAACTGTAGGAAGAGCTGATAATGTATTAGATAATATTGGAGCGATTGCTGGTCCTTTTGCAATTGGTCCCGTTGAGGATGCAATTGATATTACAACAGAGAACGAACTAATCAAGACATTTGGTAAGCCAATCTCAACAGACGCTCAATATGAGTATTGGATGAGTGCATCATCCTTCTTGTCATACGGTGGTGTTCTAAAGGTTGCAAGAGTAGATGGTGCAAATCTGGCAAATGCTAATGCAATCCGTAACGCTGCTGGAGTTTCTACTGCAGGTGAACCAACCCTCAAAATCAAGAACTTCGATGATTATGAGGCGAATTATGCAGACGATATTGCTAATTATATCTTTGCAGCAAAAAACCCAGGTCGTTGGGCTAATAATTTAAAAGTTTGTGTTATTGACGACAAAGCAGACCAAATCCTAAAAGTTGGTCCAACTTTTGCAAGTTTGGCAACTGTAGGTATGGGTATCACAACAACGCTTGTTGATGTTCCATCAGCAGGTGTTGGTACAACTTCAGTCTTTAATGGATATCTGAAGGGAATTATTACTGGTATTGGAACAGATACGGTTGATGTAAAAGTCATTTCCTTAGTTTCAACAAATAATACAACAACCACCATCACATACGCTCCAAACTCACGCCTGAGATCATTTAAGCCAGCAACTGGTGGTGGAAATTTAGTTGTAAACTTAATTACTAATGCGGGTGTTGGAACAACTTTTGCTACTATTAATACCGGAACCGCACCAATTAAGGACTGGTACAACGAGCAAACACTATCTCTAACAAACACTGCAATTTATTGGAGCTCAATTGCACCAAAACCAGGTACATCACAGTATGCAGCAAACAGAAATGGTAAGAGTGACGAAATTCACGTAGTTATTGTTGATGACACTGGAACCGTTACTGGAATTCAAGGAAATCTAGTAGAAAAGCACGTTGGACTTTCTAAAGCATCTGATGCAGTGTCTGCAATCAGTGCTCCACAGAGAATTTGGTGGAAAGAGTATCTTGCAACATACTCAAACTATGTTTATGTTGGAGACAATCCATCCGATGAGTTAAATGTAAACGAACCAGTTGTTGCAACAGGATTCTCTACTGCATTCACTGAATTCACCAATTCTGAAGGTCTTTGGAACAAACCAACTCAAGACATAACTTTCAGTGCTCTTGGAAATGTTACTTACAATCTAAGCGGTGGTAAGGACTATGGTGATAATGGAACTGGAATGCAAGCAACTCTGGGAGACCTGTTTACTGCTTACAATCTGTTCTCAAACAGAGATGAGATTCAAGTTGATTACTTGATCATGGGTCCTGGAATGCCTAACAAGTTTGAATCTCAAGCAAAAGCAAATCATCTGATTTCAATCGCAAATTCTAGAAAAGATTGTGTTGCCGTAATTTCACCACATCGTGCAGATGTTGTTGATATTACAAATGCAGATACTCAGACAGACAACGTTCTTGAGTTCTTCTCCCCACTTTCTTCTTCATCTTATGCAGTGTTTGATTCTGGATATAAGTATACTTACGATAGATTCAACAATAAGTTCCGCTATATTCCCTGTAACCCAGATATTGCTGGATTGATGGTTAGAACTAGTATTGTTGCATATCCTTGGTTCTCCCCCGCAGGACAACAACGTGGTATTCTTAATAATGCGATTAAGTTAGCATACAATCCAAATAAAGCTCAAAGAGATCAACTATATCCACAAAGAATTAATGCTGTTATTAATCAACCTGGATTAGGCATTCTTCTCTTTGGTGATAAGACTGCCTTGGGGTATGCATCAGCATTTGATAGAATCAATGTTCGCCGTCTATTCCTAACGATCGAGCAAGCACTCCAAAGAAGTGCAGAGGCTCAACTCTTTGAACTGAACGATGAGATCACTAGAGCTAACTTTAGAAACATCGTTGAACCATATCTCCGCGATGTTCAGGCAAAGAGAGGTCTGTATGGATTCCTAGTTGTCTGTGATGCTTCTAACAATACTCCTGACGTTATTGATAACAATGAATTTAGAGCAGATATTTTCCTGAAACCTGCAAAATCAATTAACTATGTAACTCTTACTTTTGTTGCAACCAGAACTGGAGTAAGTTTTGAAGAAGTAGCTGGTACAGTTTGATTTAAATAGAACAAAACCTAGGAGGAACTAAAAAATGGCACACAACATTCAGGACTTCAAATCAGCACTCATTGGCGGAGGCGCTAGGCCCAATCTATTTGAGGTAACTATTCCAACTCCGCCTTCTGGAATCAATTTAACTAACAACTTCCCAATTCTATGTAAAGCTGCTGCACTTCCAGCATCCAATATTGGTTCAATTGATGTACCTTTTAGAGGAAGAATCTTTAAGGTTGCAGGTGATAGAACATTTGATGTTTGGACTGTTACCATTATTAATGATGAGAAATTTGAAATCCGTGATGCTATGGAAAAGTGGATGCAGTCTATCGGACAGTATGGTGACGCCAGTGGTTTTTCAAACCCAGCAAACTACATGTGTGATGCATTCGTAAAGCAATTTAAGAGATCTAAGAGCACCACTGGAAAGAATACTCCTTTTGGAAGTGGTCTTCAAGTTGCAGCAACTTATAAATTCTTTGATATTTTCCCAACTAGCGTTTCTGCAATTGATCTTTCTTATGATAGTTCCGATACTATTGAAGAGTTCACCGTTGACTTCCAAGTTCAATACTGGACTCCTAGTACTGAAGAAGCATAATAAATAGTCTAAAGTTAAAAGTATCAAATAAATTATGGCAAAACTTTTTGGTTTTTCTATTGAAGATAATGAACCATTATCGCCAACTTCAGTATCCCCCGTTCCTCCCAATAAGGAGGACGGGGTTGACCACTATTTAACTAGTGGATTTTTTGGTTCATATGTAGATATTGAGGGAGTATATAGAACAGAGTTTGACCTTATTAAAAGGTATCGCGAAATGGCACTTCATCCAGAGTGCGATAGTGCCATTGAAGATATTGTAAATGAGGCTATTGTATCAGATACTAACGATAGTCCAGTTCAGATTGACTTGGATAATCTCAATGCTAGCGATGGCATTAAGAAAAAAATTAGAGAAGAATTTAAGTATATTTTAGAACTTTTAGATTTTGATAAGAAATCCCACGAAATCTATAGGAATTGGTATGTTGATGGTAGATTATACTACCATAAAGTAATAGATCTAAAAAATCCTCACGAAGGAATTCAAGAACTAAGATACATTGACGCAATGAAAATGCGTTATGTACGTCAGGCAAAGAAAAAGGAAGATGATAGATTAAGAATTTCAAATAGAAATATCGATAATCCAATGGATTTCGATTTTCCAGAAATTGATGAGTATTTCGTCTATCAACCAAAGATGACATATCCAACAGGAACTCCAGCACCTGGAACTCTTGGTGGTTCAAATGCTGGAATCAAAATGACAAAAGATTCCGTAACATATTGCACTTCTGGTCTTGTTGATAGAAATAAAGGATCAACTCTTTCATATCTCCATAAGGCAATCAAGTCACTCAATCAACTAAGAATGATTGAAGACTCTTTGGTAATTTATCGTTTATCTCGTGCTCCAGAACGTAGAATTTTCTATATTGATGTAGGCAATCTTCCAAAAGTTAAGGCAGAACAATATCTCCGTGATGTAATGATGCGTTATCGTAACAAACAAGTATATGATGCAAACACTGGAGAAATTCGTGATGATAAGAAATTCATGGCAATGCTTGAAGATTTTTGGCTTCCAAGAAGGGAAGGGGGTAGAGGTACAGAAATTTCTACACTTCCTGGAGGTCAGAATCTTGGAGAGATTACTGATATTGAATATTTTAAAAAGAAACTTTATCGTTCTCTAAATGTTCCTCCTTCAAGAATGGATGGAGAGGGTGGATTTAATCTTGGTCGTTCTTCAGAAATTCTAAGAGATGAAGTTAAGTTCAGCAAATTTGTTTCTCGTTTAAGAAAAAGATTTTCTTATATGTTTAGTGATATGTTGAGGACTCAATTAATCCTAAAAAATATCATTACCCCAGAAGATTGGAATAGAATGGACGAACATATCCAATATGACTTCTTGTATGATAATCATTTTGCGGAACTTAAGGATGCAGAGTTGCTGAATGAAAGACTTGGTATGGTACAAATTGCTGAGCCATACGTTGGAAAATATTTCTCTCAAGATTATGTAAGACGTAAAATTCTTCGCCAAACCGATGAGGAAATTCTAGAGCAGGATAAAATCATCAAGAAAGAAATTAAGGATGGAGTTATTCCAGATCCAAATGCTCCCGTAGATCCAATGACAGGTATGCCACTGGATTCGGGACAACAAGCATCGGGAATGGATTTGGGTCAACCAGTAATGGAACCAAACTTGGACGCCCAAGGAAAAGCAACTGAAGCAAGTGGAAAAATTGCAGAAATGCCTAAGGGTGGGGAGATATAAATAAAAACGATTACTGATTACATTTATAACTATGGATGATTTAATGGATATGATTGTCTCAGATGAGGCACCTTCACAAATTAGTGACAAAATCAAAGACCTTCTATTCGCTAAAGCTGCAGAAAAGGTTGATGAATTTAGACCCGAAGTGGCGAACTCAATGTTTAATAGCGAACCAGAAGAGGAAATAGAAGAAGAATGAAATCCTTCAAACAATTCATCTCAGAATCTGTAAATATTTCCGGAGACTTTAACGGAAATCTTTACATTAACTCCCAATCAGAAACACCACAACAGGTTGGAGAAGAGTATGTTGCAGATGTTTTGTGGCAAGGAAGTTTATATAGAATGGAATTAGTTACTAAAAGTGGAATTCCATCTAAAAGAGATTTAGGAGAACAACTTCAGGGAGATTATCCAGGAGCAGTTGTTCATCAGATTTATCCCGTAACTGAAAAGAATTTCAATATTAGAAACGCAAAAAGATATCACCCATCAAAGTTGGAATGGATTGATTAATAATGGCTCAGTGGAATAAGAATACACAAGACTTTCTAAATCAAGAAAGAAGTCTCTTTGAGGTTTTCAACATCGCAGATCACTGGGGAAACCAGACGGACTGGAGACCTCAATTCACTAACAACAACAGATTTAAAATATCTCCATATCAAACAGTATTTTTTAACACCTTCCAGTATGGTAAAGAGACTGATGTATGGGATGAAAGAATAGTTGGAGTTGGAACTGCAACATTTAATGCAAATGCCAGTAATGTAATCATGCAAGTTGGTTCTACTGCTGGTAGTAAAATTGTTCGTCAAACCAAGAATGTAATGAGATACATTCCTGGTAGAGGAGCAACTCTTGCATTTGCAATTCGTCTTGATACTCCACAGGTAGGTATTCGCAGAAGATTTGGATTGTTTGATGAAAACAACGGTGTTTATTTTGAGGATGATGGAGGAACATATTCTTATGTAATTCGCAGTAGTGTAACTGGAATTGTTACAGAAACTAGAGTATACAGGGATGATTGGAATGGTGAAAAGTTTGATGGAAATGGTTGGACTGGAGTGACTGCAGATCCAACAAAACAACAAATGATTTCCATCAATTATGAATGGTATGGTGCTGGCATTATAGAATTTGCTTGGTTGATGAAGAATGAGACTATTGCATCCCATACTTTTGAGAACTCAAATACAAATCCAGGAGTGTGGTGTTCTACTCCATTCTTACCGATTAGACTTGAGATAGAAAATATAACAGGTGTTGCAGGAACTCATTACATGTATCAGGGTTCTAATTCTCTGATTCAGGAAGGAGAACCAGAGAAACTTGGAACTCTTTTGAGTATATCAAATCCCATCACAGGGACAACGATGCCATCTTCAGATACATTCTATCCAATTATAAGCATTCGTCTAAAGTCTAATAACCTAACTGGTGTGATGCTTTTGAGATCATTACAGGCAGCAACTAATGATAATACGAATGTTTATTGGCAACTTTTACAAAATGCAACATTGACTGGAGGAACTTGGGTAGATCATCCCGATCCAAACTCTTTTATGCAGTATAATATTACTCAAACAGCAGTATCTGGTGGAAGTGATCTTTTGAGTGGTTTTGTGATTGGTGGTAGTGGTGGGACTCTAGTTGATCTTGATGTTAGAGCAGCACTTCAGTTAGGTAGAAGTGGTATTGGAACAATCAGTGATACTTACACTCTTGTTTGTGCAAGTCCTAATACTAACAAAAAGGCACTTGCAGTTCTGAACTGGATTGAACAAAGATAAATTAATAAATAACTAAAAGTGTATTATTAAAAATAATGGCTCATAGACCAGTTGGGGCGGGTTCCTCATTTACATTTACTGCAGGTGCTGCATCAACTTCATCTGCTTTTTCAGTACAATCTAGTGTTTTGAGAGTGGTTGCAGTTGGTGGTGCAGCGCATATTTCTGTAGGCGGAAATCCATCGGCAACTTCTGCAGATTACTATGTTTCATCTGGAGAATCTGCCACTCTGGGTTTAACAAAAGCTTCAAATAAAGTTGTAGGCGTAACTACCGGCACAACAACAATTGTTACAGTTCCAGAAGGAACACAAGTACCATTTGGAGTCGGTGATTATGTTACACTAACTGCAACAGGACAATCATATTACAACTTCACACACCAGCAAGTTTTATCTGTAGATATTTCTTCTGGGGTAG